AAAGAACTTACCCAAAAGCCGCGCTGCCAGTCCTATCTGCTGATCGTCCATCGTCCCCTCGACCTCACTTATCGGTGATAAGGCCGGCAGGGAGTCGATCACCAGGCAGTCCACGGAGCGGTGCTCCAGGATCCGCACGGCGGCGTTGGTGGCCTCCTCGAGCACGTTGGTCTGCATGACCATGATGCGGTCGGTGTCGCAGCCCAGGTCACGGGCCCAGTCGGGCACGAACTCCTCGGCTGCCACCCAGAACACGGTCCAGTCGGGGTTCAGGGCCTGGTTGACGGCGATGGTCTTCAGGATGACGGTGGTCTTGCCAGAGCTCTCGTCGCCGTAGAGCTCATGCCAGGCATTGGTCTGCCAGCCACCCCCCAGTGCTATGTCGAGCGCGAAGGAGCCGGTAGAAATACGCGGCAGGTCGGAATATCGGATCTGGGATCCCCAGACGATGGTCTCGGGTCCGTACTCCTTGTTGATCTCGGCCATCACGGTGGCGAGGGTGTCGGCCTTAATCATCAGTAGTCCCTCACCTTCTCCTCGTCACCGAACTGCTGGACGTTCCTGATCGGGGGGTTGTTGGCGAAGCCGCCGCACTTGCACTCCAGGTGACCCACCTGGGCGTGGCAGTACCCGGAGCGAGTGGCGTGGGCCTCCTCAGGGTGTCCGCATTTGGAGCAGGTCACTTCTTGGCCTGTTTGCCCTTGCTCACCTCGATGTCGGGGTATTTCTTCGACACCCGGCGCCGTACGGATGCCTTCTCGGCCGACGTACCGTGCTGGCTCACCCGGCTCAGGGCGTTGCGAGCGCGCTTCTCGGTGTCGATGGGGTAGTTCCCTGGCTCGCCTTTGGCCTCGCCCTTGGCCTTGGAAGGCACCCCGAAGTCGCTTTTGGGCAGGCTCTCCCGCTTGGCCTTGCTGATCGCCATCACTTCCCCCTTGAGGTTTTCTTGGCCGGCGGCTTCTTCTTGTCGTCGTCGTCCTTGTCCTGCTTGCCGCCTTTGCCGAAGGGCTTGGCCTGCTTGCCCCCGAAGGGCTCTTTCTTAGTGGTCGCCATCTCTACCTATCCTCCTTAGTCGCCGCGGCTGGGGTTCAGCCTCGGCCTCTGCTTCCTCGTTGATTCCGTACCGCACCACCCACAGGCGGATGTCCGCTCCCTTACGAGCCTGATCCGTGGATTGCACATCCAGATATGTTGTGCGGAAGCCTCCGATGTACCGGTAGGTGGGGAACAGCTTACGAAATGTGACCTTGTCGATCTCCAGGGGTCTGAGCACCATCATCCCCCGAAGTCGTCCAAAAAGCGGACCGATGATGTTGTTGTTGCCCGGGTATTTTCCCACCGTCCTGGTGACCTCATCCTGGGCGAACACATCCCCGGTGTGCAGCGGCACCACAAATCTGACGATCTTCAGCTTGTAGACAGCCTCCGGTGTATCTGTTCCCTTGAGCTCCTCGAGGAACTTCCTCAGGCTCTCCCTCGGGGAGCCAATGGGATCGAAGGCAGCATCAAGCACGGTTTTCCTTCTTGTTGCGAGGGTTGCTCGTCGGCTTGGCTTCACCTCGCTTGCTCATAGGCTTACGCCCGGATTCTCGGGTCTCAGCTGCCTTCTCCCCCATCTCATGACGCCGGCCCTTACCCTGGGCCTGGGCGTTGGAAATGGCAGCCGCCTTGCTCTTGGAAAACCCCTTCTCCTTCAGGGCTTCGTAGCTGTCGGGTTTTTTGATTGATGGTCCCGGAGACTTACCTCCCGGCATATATGTCCTCCTTCCACATGATGTGTGTGCAGGCGATTTCTGGCACCCACCAACGTGAGATCCCCAGCTGCTCGGCCAGAAGGCAGAACCCAATGTCCTCGCCCTGGACATTCGGCATCCAGCGACAGGACTCGATGGCGCGACGATTGAGCAACATCGCGGCCATGACCACGTCGACCGGGGCCGTGCACATCGGGATGTGGTGACGCCAGGCCGTGTAGGTCCGGTCCCAGTTCATGGTGTTCCACTCCACCGGATCGAAGCACAGGGCGACGGCAGGAGAGATGACGTCAGCCCCGGTCCGCTCCATGATCAGCAGCAGGTCGGTGATGGCATTGGGTGGCAACACGATGTCGCAGTCGAGTGAGAGGAAGTACTCGGCCTCCCGCTCGATCATGACATCGAGCAGCCGGTTCCTCAGTCGTGCCATGTATTCGAAGACTGGCGTGCCCCTGTTCCAGATGTGTCCGTCGATTTCTGGGACCGGGCGCCCCTCCTCGAGATCGTCGATCACCTCCACTCCCAGATCCTCCAGAATGGACCGGGAGTCATCCTCTGATCGGCTCAGCAGGCACACGATGGGATACCCCGATAGCGGCTCATGCCACTCCGGGAGCACCCAGGCTCGGTCTTTCACCGGCGCGCCGACAATGAGCTTCGCGCTCACCGCACCGTGCTCCAACTGAAGTCAGTGCCATTGAGGCTGGGGTCGACCCCGAAGCGGGGCTGGTGATCGGGGTTGTCAGACCGGGCGAACTGCACGGGCCCGGAGCTCTTCATACCTACGGCGTTGAGCAGGGTGCCACTCTGCACGAAGAGGTCACCGTTGTAGCCGCATTCGGTGCAGATTGGCGCGGCCTCCGCGCCCATCGGGCCCTTTCGGCGGAAGTAGTTGGATCCACCGCAGCCAGGGCACTCCCCGATCTTGCCGGTGCTCGAGGGGGCCTTGTCGACGAATCCCTGCCGGCGCACTCGGTGCCAGTTATCGTCGACATCGCCTCCCGACTGGTCCCACTCCGTCACCTCCTGGCGTGGACTGGTCGGGGGGTACTGTGGCTGCCAGCGTACTGCCTTCTGGGGGTAGCCATTGGGTTGTGTCGGTTGTGTGGGGACAGGTGGGGCTGTAGGTACAACACCACCCAGTTGCCTCGCCCACCAATCAGACGCGCTCACTTTGCCTCACTCCAGTTTGCTCCCACACCGATGTTGACCTCCAAGGGTATGTCCAACACCGGGCGTCCCCTCAGTCGGATGTCTTCCATAGCCTCTCGGATTTTGGCGGTGGCCTTGTCCACATCCCGCTCGGCACATTCCACGATGAACTCATCATGGATTTGCAGAGTCAGGGCGGCATCCAGACCCTGCAGAGCGCGGTGTACCTGGACGATGCCGATCTTGGCGATGTCGGCCGCGGTGCCCTGGATGGGGTGGTTGACGGCCTGGCGCTCGGCGTAGCTGCGGAGCCGGTTGTCAGAGGAACTGATGTCAGGCAGTCGGCGCTTGCGCCCGTAGAGCGTTTCCACGTAGCCGCGCTCGAAGCAGGACCGCTTCACCCACTTTCCCCACTTCTTGACCCCGGGATAAGCCTCATGCCAAGCGTTGTAAACCTTCTCGGCCTCAGTCAGGGAGATGCCTGACATCTCCCGGATGCGCCCGGGCCCGCCCTCGAAGGCCAGGTTGAAATTCGAGTTTTTGGCGATCGCCCGCTGTTCAACGTTGACCTGATCCTGGGGCACCTTGTAGATGAGGCTGGCCGTCTGAAGGTGCAGATCGAGCTCATGCTTGTAGGCGTAGACCAGGAGTCGATCCTTGGTCTGATGGGCGAGTATGCGGAGCTCAATCTGGCTGTAGTCGGCCACGATCAGCACCTTGCCCGGAGGGGCCACAAACAGCTGGCGGATCATGGTGCCCTCGGTGTTCTCCCGGTATCGCGCCGGTATGTTCTGCAGGTTGGGCGCGCTGCAGCTGAGCCGGCCGGTCTTCGCCACCGCCTGGTTGAAGCTGGCCCGGACCCGGGAGTCGTCGTCGATGTGGGGCATGAACCCGGCCACGTAGACGGTCAGAAGTTTCGAGACATCCTTATAGGCCAGGATTTTGCGCGGTGCCTTGTGCCGGCGCGCCAGTACCTTGAGCGCCGCGGCTGCGGTGGAGCGCTGCCCGGTCTCGGTGATCCATAGGCAGGGCAGGCCCAGTTCGTCGTAGAGGTACTTGCCCAGCTGCTGGGTGCTGTTGAGGTTGATCTCATGGCCCACCATCTGCTTGATCTCAGCCCCGGTGTCGTTCAGCTGCTTGACCAAGGTGGGATGCAGATCCCGGAAGCCCTGGAAATCGACAAACGCGCCGGTGCGGCGCATGTCCAGCAGTACCTCGAGGACGTCCATCTCCAGGTCGAACAGAAATGCCAGCTTTTGCCGTGTCTTCTCGGTCAGCCGCGGAGAGATTTTCCACCACAGCATCCAGGCCATTTTCGCGTCGGTGATCGAGTAGCGCATGGCGCGCTCGAACTCGACCCGGTACGCCTCCTCACCTAGCTTTTCGGCGTACTCGTAGCCCAGGTACCGGTGGGAGAGGGAGCCCAGGTTGTACCGTCCCAGGTTCTCGTTGATGAGGAACACCAACGTCATCACATCCCCATACGGCGGCGGGGGTAGCTCGTCGTCGTAGTACTTGCTGATCGACAGCAAGTCGAAGCCTACGTTCTGGTTGACCTTGCGCCGATCGCTGAAAAATAGTGGTTCGAGGGCTTCGAAGACATCGGTGCGATGCAGCTGCCGGCGGGAATCGGGGTGGCCGCAGGGTACGACGTCGGAACGCCCCGGACCAGCCAGTGAGATGCACCACACCGTGTTGGTCCGGGTGTCCAGGGCAGGCTTGTCTTTGGCAGCGGCTTTCTGGCAGACGTCGGAGCAGTAAGTGCGTCGGCGGGGAGGCAGGGGTTGTCCGCAGGAAGGGCAGAGTGCAGTGCGTTCAGCGTATCTTGATAGCAGTTTCCGTTCTGGGGTTTGCAGGCTTCGCACGTGACGCGACGCCACGGTCTCGACGTCGAAGGCAAACTCCTCGAAGCGTGAGTAATCCCTGACGAGTTGCTTGAGCTCGTCGACGGTTCGCACCGTCTTGGTCACCAGGGTGGAGGAGAGAGGCCGGGGGCGGGCCAGCCTCTCTCCCTTTCTGGTTACGGGAGCGGTTCTCGACGGCACCCCCGGCCAGACCTCTACTCGTTGAAGGCGTCGGCTACTTTTTGTAGCTCGTCCCTCGTTGACACATCCAGGGACGCGTCGTCCAACAACCGATCATCGAACTTCTCTATGTCGGCCTCCGAGAGAGGGCTGAAATCCCAGTCCTCCTCGAGATCCCTTACTTTAATCGGTCGGATCTGCGTCCTGCGGTTGTTCTTCTTACCGGTCATCTGGACAGCGAAGTAGCGGCCGGCCAGGGGCTCATCCTCGGCCCAATCATTCAGTGACTCGGTGACACTCATCCCCGTCTCGAAGGTGACATGGATGGGCACATCGCCGCCGCAGTCGAGGATGTTGAAGCGGACCCTCATCTGCGGCTTGGGGTCCACGGAATCTAAGGGGCAGTTGTCCTGGAGGCAGACATAGCTCATGCGGGAGCCTCTGGGCACCCAATCGCACCAGTGCATGAGGAAATTCGCATAGGGCTCATCCTCCAGGAACATGATCAGGCTCTCGTCGTCGTCGACTTTGTAGAGCTTCGTCCACTGGCTGGGGGCGTTGGCCTTGGTGCGCTTGTAGCCGCTCCAGCCCTTGGCTACGGCCAGGCCAGCGTCGTCGTCAGCCTCACGGTGGCGCCGGCTGGGCGTGGGATCCGCACGCCGCGGCCGACTGGATGCCGGCTCCTCTTTACGCCGCAGGCGGCGTTGGGGCTCGGCCGGTTCCTCGTCGTAGCTTTCCGCTGTTCGGGGGCGGATCAGTCTTCTTCGGGTCTCTGTGGGCATGTTGAACTCTCCGGTGCAAGTAGGCAGGGGGTGGTTGATGCAGGAAGTCCTGGGCAAGATTGGGTTCGATCTCGGACCACTCGGAGATGACCTCGAGCTCAGAGCGGGCCAGCTGGTGGCACTCGGAATCCACCATGGCGCGAAGGGATTTCGCCAGGGTGTCCCACTCCTCAGGTGAGAGCTTGGTCAGGTCATCATCGTCGATGCCGAGATCCAGGTGTGATGCTTCGGCTCCGATCTCGACGTGCACGGTCTCGTAGTCCCGGACACGGACGAGGTAGCGGATGTTTTTGCTGAGCTTCATTGCCACCGCCAGGTCTTCCAGGCGGCGAACACTCGCTCGGTGAAATGGGTGGATTGGATACGGGGTGGGCGTTCTTCTAGCAGTCCCTCCTCTTTGGCTATCTGGGCGATTCCTTCGATCTGGGCTCGAGTCCACAGCCGGCGGGCGGCGTCTCCTCGAGAGCCGTACACCTGGCCGGTCTGGAACTGATGGCGGGGCAGCCAACCCTTGCGAATCCAGGCCCGCAGGGTGACGCTGTCGCGGCCCAGGGCTTTCGCCAGGGCCCCGATCGGGAACATCTCGTACTTCACGCCCTTGTACCAGACCTCCTTGGGCTTGACGTCCCAGGAGGCGGCGTCGCGCTCCTCCCGCCGTTCGACCACCCGGCGCTCATGACGCTGCTGGCGCGACTCCCGCCGTCGCTGCTTGGAGCCGGGGTAGTACTCGTCCTGGAGCCCGTCGAAGCCGGCCAGGAGGTCGGTCATATTTTCACCGCTTTGCCGTCGTCACCCATCAGGTAGAAGGCGTAGACCACCTTCTGGGGGAACATCTGGGCAAGCTCGTCCTCAGTGATCTTGTTGTCGAAATAAGCAGCCCTGACACGGCTCTGGTCGACTTCTCTGACGACTTCGGTCATGTCCTCCCACAGACCCTTTGACCCCAGGATGTCCTGGGCCGCTTCGTAGTTCAGCCCATCGGTGACTCGGCGCTGATTCTGCAGCTGAACGACCTTGTGCTCACCGACCGGCTCATCGAGCGCCAGAAAAACATTGCCGGTGTTAGGGTCAGTCTCACCATATTTTTCCAGCCATGACTGCAGGTGCTTCTTGCGCCGGTCGAGCTCCGCATTCAGCATGGTGGTCTGGCGCTTGAGGGCGTACCACTCTGCGACCTCTTCGCGAAGAGCGACGACGTCCAGAGGTGGCCTGGTGCTGCGCCGAGTTGGGCTCATGAACCGAGAGTACATACCGGCTCTGCGCCTACATGTGCCCGTGGGGAAACTTTTCAGCTGTCGTAGTTGGTCACTAAGAAAGCAGGCACACCTTTAGTTGCAGCGACCGACAGCAACCGCTCTGAGGCGCGATTGTGGCTAAGTCGGTCCATGAAACAGATGACGATATTGGGCTCGGGCCAGTCCTTGACGCGCTGATGCTCCAGGTACTTGAAGTCGGAGACCTCATGCTCGAGCCCCTCCAGGGATCCGTCGTCACAGATGACGATGGTCTCATTCCACTGCCGGCCCTGGGTGTTGAGCCCCTCGAGTAGGGCCCGCAGGATCAGGGTGTCATGCCCCTGGCGGCTGCCGGCGAGCAAGTACTTGGGCCCTCGCCTCATACCACGCTCGTCTGGAGGAACTGAGTGAGTGACTGCAGATCAAGACTGAGGCGCCCCTTGGGGCTGATGCCCTTGCCATCAACCACCGCATCAGCCACCCGCTTCTTCTGTCCCAGAAGTCCATGCTGGTACTCCTCGATCGAGCCCGAGATCTGGGTGGAGATCAGGGTGATCTCGGGCCACTCGGAGCTCAGCCGGATGATCCGGCTCTGACGCTGAGCGTAGGCCCCTGCTGACCAGGGGAGGTCGTAGCTGATGAGGAAGTTGGCCTGGGGCAGGTCGAGCCCGATGCCGCCGGCATCGCTCGAGAGGAACAACCGGGTCTCACTGTCGGTGGCGAACTGCTGCTTGGCGGCGTCGCGACCTTTGACCGAGACCGCCCCGGTGAAGAGGACCGATTGTGTGAGCTTGTTCGTTGATTGTGCAATCAGATCCAGCATGTCCCGGAAGAAGCTGAACACCACGATCTTGTTGCGGGGGTTGGCCTCGAGGATCTCCGTGATGAGCTCGATGGTGGCCTTCAGCTTCGGGGTCTCCTTGAGCCCCTCGAGCAGTCCGCGCTGGTGGAGCTCCTCGGCGTACTGGCTGCCGGTTCGGTTGCCAGGTAGTACCCCACGGAAGTGCGCTGCCGACAGCCGCAGGAGCTCGGGATGGTCACAGAGCATCCGCATGCAGACCAGTTTGCTCATGATCCGCCCCCGGACCTCGCCCTGCTCCTCGCCGTGGTAGAAGGCAGTCAGTGAGAAGTTGCCCCAGGTCTGGAGAGCCTCCTGCAGGTCGCTGTTCAGATCGGCCACCATGCGCCGATACAGCCTGGCCGCGGCCGCGTCGGCGTCTACGAGCAGGAGCTCTTCCTGGACAGCTGGCAACTGGTCGGCTACTTCGGCCCTGGTGCGACGCACCATATGGTCGGACAGGAGCCGGTGCAGGGTGGGCAGGTTCCGGTACAGCTTCACCCGGCCGAAGTGGTCGCGCTTGATGAAGGCGCCGTCGAAGGTCTTGAAGTCACCCAGCACCGTGGGGTCCACCCACTGCATGATGGAGAAGACCTCCTCGGCTCTATTCTCTATGGGCTGTCCGGTGAGAGCCCACTGGTAGGTGGCCTTCAGCCGCTTGATCTTCTTCGAGCGGTTGGGCTTGAAGTTCTTGAACCAGGTGGCCTCGTCGGTGACGATGAAATCCCGGGGCAGCTTGGATACGATCGCCCAATCGTTGGTCATGCTTTCCGGGTTGAGGATGCAGTACTCTGCGTCGCCGCGGTGGTAGGCGCGGTACTGGCGCTCCCGTTGTTCTGCCGTGCCTCCGATCACGATGACCACGGCCTCGGGAGCGAACTGCGCGATCATCCGGGCCCATTGCAGCTTGATCGAGTTCGGGCAGATGATCAGCCCGCCTCCGATCGCACCATCGTCGAGTAGCTGCTCAGTGGCGGCGATGGTGATGACGGTCTTGCCCAGACCCATTTCGTAGGCCACCAAAAGCTTCTGCATCTCGATCATCTTCTGCACCGCTTCCTCCTGGAAGGGGTACAGGGTGCCCTTGAAGCTCACCAGAACACCGCCAGGGTGGCGTGCTCGACACCCCACTTGACGCGCCCGGGCTCGAGCTCACCGGGATCCTTCCCCACCACGTCGGCGTAGTCGAAGACCCGCA